AGCAACGTCAAATTTGGCGTTGCTGAGATCGTTCTCATATTCCACTTCGCCGGTTTCGACGTTCAGGATCGGCTTGCCCATCTCGATGCTGGACAACTCACCGCCGACGCCCACGGCCTTCATCTTGCGGCCAGGCTCGACCAAGATGTCACGCGCCATCGAAAGCCAGATTTCGCCGCAACGCTTGATCGCCTTTGACATGTTCGACATGTAGATGAAGGTCTGCATGTCCAGGCGCTGCTGGATCAGTTCGACAGCCTTGCCGCTGACGTTGGAGACGACCTCCTCGGCAGCGTCAGGCTTGCCCAGAAGATCGCTCATGTCCTGCTCGGTGATCTGCAACAGGCCAGCCAATGCAGGCGGGATTTGCGGCGGCTTGGTGTAGCCGACCGGGCCGGACAGAACCTCACCGCCGTTGGCATCGGTCACGGTGTTCAACAGCAGATAGGGATAGTTCCGCAGGTTGTCCTCGGACCACATCATTTCGTGGCCGGCCACCTGCTCGGGCGTGAAGATCGGCTTCTCAACGGTCGAGAGCGCGCTGATCTCGCCCAGCTTGGAAAGCTGCATGTTCTTCAGCCGCTGGGCATCCTTGGCCAGACGGACGTGGCCCATGCACCGCTCGATGTTGTCCACAAACCAACGCTTGCCGTAGACCGGCACGATCGGGATCTGGTCGCCGGCGATGTAGCCGCTGTCTTCCAGCACCTTGCCGCCGCTCATGATGTACTTGCGAACCTTGCGGCGCTTGACGCGGCGCTGGCGGACCTCTTTGGTGCCGACAGCCTCCAGCATCATCTCGAGTTCTTCGTCGTCCTCGAAGTCCTTTTCGGAATACTTTTCTTCCTGCCCGTCGATGGTCTGGAAGATGCGGATGGTCTCGGACGCTTCCTCGACGCGGTAGACCTCGGCCACATAGACGACATCAGGCGTGGCCCAGTCAAAGGCCCACTGCTCAATGCCCTTCGGCCAGGTGGTCGGGTCGTCATCCCATGCGGCACGGTATGCGTCACGGGTCATCGCGGTCAGAACGTAGCACAGGCGCGCGTCGGCCTTGTCTTGGCGCTTGGCATCCAGATCAAAGAACACCGTGCTGTCTGCGTCGTAGATCGGCTCAATGCGGATGCGCTGCTTTTCGTTCTCTTCGTCGTATTCGTCTTCGTAGACGGCACGCAGGCGGAACGCACCGAAGCCGCCACCGACAGCCTCCTCAAATGCGTTGTCGTAGGCCTCGTTCGATCCGCTGTCCTGCTCGTCGGCCCGGAACAGCCCATCGCACACGTCGGCCAGCTTGTCGTCGGCTGTGCCGTCCTTGCTGACGAAGTCAACCGTGATGCGGTTGTTGCGGTATTCGTTGATGATCCGCATGACGGCGAGGTGGACCTTGTTCACCTCGAACTTGGGCTTGTTCAGATATTGCTCATAGAGGTTGCCCTCCCACTGCGCGCCGGAGATGGAGTAAAAGCGGCGATCCTCCAGGCACTGCAAACGCTCATCGCGCATCACGCCCTGGATGTCGTCGAACTCGGCCAATGCTTCTGCATGGACGTTTGCAAGCCGCTGGTCTTTGGTCATGCGGGCCAAGGTGCGCGCCTTTCGCTGGATATTTGGGCCGCAGTATATGACAGGCCCAACAGAATATCAATCACCGTGCCATCGGCATCATCACAGGGACGAGGCGGGGCTTCGCCTTCTCCTGCTTGCCAGCCCGGCGTGCGCCTTCGCAGGCATAGCGCAGGGCGTCGATGACATGGTTTTCCTTGTCCTCCAGCATCGGCAGGATGCTGCCCGTGTCGCGGTCGGTCTTGTAGCTGTAGAGCGTCAGTTCATCAATGGTGTGCTTGCAGCGTGGATGCACCACGATGTCGAAAGACTTCAGCCATTCCACGCCCTCCTCGACAGACTTCGGCCCCTTGACGGCGGGCTGGATCTTCGGGAAGCCGTTCTTGCGCATATGGCTGATGGTCTCGGGCCGTGCGCTGTCGGCCACCATCGGCCAGCGTTCAGCGTCGGGGATCGTCATAAACAGCGCCGGCGTGTCCACGATCTCGCAGCCGACCTGATAGGCTTCGTGGTCAATATATAGCTTCCGTCCTATGATGTGGCAGCGCACCAGCACGGTCGGATCGGTGGCAAAGCCCCAGTCGGCGCCGAGGCGATGCACGGCATCAGGCGGTGCCTCAAACTCTTCGATGGTCCAGTTCTTGAACACGCGGGTTTCGCTGTTGCGGACATACTCGCCCTTCCAGACGTGCATGTATTTGTCAGGATCGCGCCGCTTGTCGTATTCCATTTCCTCGCGCAGCACCTCGGGGAACCAAGGGTTGTCGCTGTAGTTGACTTCGATGACAACCGTCTTGTCAGGTGGGCTTGGGCCGCGCAGCAACTGCTCGATAGGATCGCTTTCGTATCTCGGATTCCATGTGAAGAAAAGCTGCGATCCTGGCTTGCGGATGGTCGGGCGCAGGATGTCCAAAGAGAACTGGCTGATCGATTGCGCCTCTTCCACCCATGCGATGTCGAAACCTTCCAGAGATTTGATGCTGTCTGCCGTGTGGTTCTGCATCCCCTGGAACACGATCACGCCGCCGTGGACAGACTTGATCTGGGTCTGCTGGATCTCGAACATGTGGCCGACGCCCATCTCCTCGATCTTGTTCTCAATCAGCTTCTTGACCGATTGCGCCAGAGACTTCTGCACTTCGCGCACGCAGACCGCGTCAACCTTTTCGCTGACGCTGCGCTCAATCAGCATCTCTGCGAAGAAGTGCGACTTGCCAGATCCTCGGCCACCGTATGCCCCGAGATAGCGGGCGTCGGGGCGCTTGAGGATCGGCAGAGACCAGCGTGGGGTCTTTAGCTGGAGTTTCATTGGGGTCCGACTACTAACTGGTCCCACTGGCTGGGCGACATGTTTTCAGCCAAGGCCTGCTCCACGTCAAGCGCGCTGACGCCAAGCATCGTTGCCGCGCCTGCAATGCCGTATTTGCGCACGATGTTGATGAGGTTTTCGTCGAAGATGACGTAGTTGCGGGAGCCGTCGCCTGCGCCGCGCGATCCTGCGTCAAGGTAGCGGATGCCGGGAATGCCTGCTTCTGCTAGGGATACGCTAGCGGCTTCATCAATCCCACCACCTGCAACTTGACGCTGGAAGTTGCGCTCTGCTGCGTTGGCCCCAGATTCCCTGCGGTATATGTCTTGAACGGCAGGGTGGCTTCCTATGTCGTTGGGGCTTTCACGCTTTGCCAGTTCATACGCGGCCACTTCCTCTTGCGACGTAGGCCGAGGGACATATCCAAACTGCCGCTGCACGTTTGGAGGCTGCGCGCTTAACGGCGCGTCATAGTTAATGAAATCCTCTGGGTTGGCATTAACCTCAAGTTCATACATGCGGCCCGTGTTTACAAGTTTCACGTCGCCTGAGTTTAACAGGTTTTCTAAACGGTCTGCTCTGTTGGAAAAGTCAATAATTGTTGACGGAAGATCACCGTAAAATTCTGATTTAAGTTGAGACACATCAGTCACGCCAATGTCGTCTAAGTTTTCTTTGACGATTTGCCTCAAGCGAACAACGGTTGCCCGCATGTCATCAAGTTCTCCGCCAGCCATTTCAAAAATGTTTGCTACATCATCCCCATATTTTTCTGCAATGTTTTGACCTTCAGAAGTTGCTAGATAAGGTCTGCTCAACGCATCGCGATAACCCCGCGCAACGCCCTCCGCCTCTGCCCCATAAAGCCCATGTCCATAAGCCTGCGCGCCTTCGCCGGTGCCGATCTTGTCCATGCGCTGACGACCCAGCGGAAAGTCACGCAGAACCTCGGCACCCGCCGGCACATCCGGCAGCACATTCGGGCTTCCCACGATGTATTGCGTCGATCCGTCAGGCATCCGCACAAGACGCTCTGCCGCGAAATCATGCGGAGAACCTTGGTAAAGGCGGAAGCTACTTGGCGCCGCTGGAGCAAGCCGCTCCTGCATGGCAGGCGAGACCATGTTGACAGACGACATCTCATCAATGTCTGCGAACACTTCTTCAAGGCTCGCGTCTGGCTTGCCCGGTGGTCTGCGTCCAAGGCGATATGCTGTCGTTGCTGCCGCCTTGGACGACACCTGGCCGCCCATCATCGGGAAGTCCTGCATCACGCGCTCTTGCAGCGTCTGGCCTATGCCCTGGCCGCGAGATGCTTCCGGCACCTCCAACTCAAGAACCGACGCGCTTCCGTCAGGACGCACGACAACCTCAATGGTGCCACCGCTTTGCGGATCGGTGTATCTGACACGCTCAGAGCCTTCGCCGAAAATGTTTGATGCGTCACGGCGTGATACATCGAGCGGCGCAGATTTCGGTGCGCTTGCTGGTTGGACGATGCCCTCAGAAACAAGTCGGTCATAAGTTCGACGCAATGACCGCTCGCCAGCTTCTGTCAAACCACCCGTTGGCGCATCTGGGTTTTCCTTGCGAAACAAATACTGCAACTCACTACCGACGCCTTTTCCTTGCATTTCCCCGACAACGGCGAGTTCAGTCATATCGCCGCGTGGCATAATGTATCCGACAACATCTTGCTCGCCGACATCTGGATTGAACGCGGTCGCATAGAAGTCACCTTCTGGGCCACGGTGGAAAGTCACGTCACCCTGTCGGCCAACACGTCGCGCGCCTCTAGGCAGCATCCCATACATGTCGCCCATCATTAGGTTTGGCCGGTCTTCAGCCGCAATTCGCGTCCCAGATGGGTTTACACGTTCAAGATAGTTCTGGAAACCACTTGGCGGCGCGGGCTGCGTCTCCTGCATCGCCCTGGCGACATCATCAAACGTCAACGGAGGCCGTCCAGGCCCACCACCCGGCAGCGCACCGCTCTCGCTGCGTGCGAACTGCGTTGCCATATCACCAGCCGCTTGGCGTGCAGGCGAGAACCCCAGCAGGCCCTCCATCATCGCGCTGGCGGCAGGCACGCCGATAGCCTTAGCGGCTGCCATGGGCGCAGCGATGCTGGCCACGCCTGACGCCATCTCGCCCAGTGATGCGATGCGGTCCCAATAGCTTTGATCTGGCGCCACCATGCGAGATCCGGCCCGCATGGCGCTGCCGATGCCTTCGACCGGGTTGAACGTCTGGTTCAGGAACGCAAGCCGCTCGGTGACGCCGTTGCCGATGTCGAGGATGCCCGGCGCTGTGCGGCGCGGTGCCATCGTATCGCCCGGCTCATCCACGCGCACCCACTGACGGCCTTCTGGCGCAGGCGGGACGGGGCCAGCGTTGGGGTCGTTGCTGTCCCAGACTGCTTGCCCTGTTGCCGGATCGATCAGCTTCATTCGTCAGTCCTTCGGATCAATGATGACGCGCTCGATCTTCTGGATGATCGCGCCGCCGTCTGGGCCGCTGTGTTCGCTCTTCACCGTGTCGTTCCAGTCCGCACGGAAACGGTTCTTCATCTGGAAAATGTAGCTGGTGGCGTTGAAGCCATCGACGCCGCCGAAGGTCGAGACGCGGCCCATCTTTTCCCACCATGCTTGGGAAAGGCGCTGAGCATACTTTACGGCCTCCGAAAATTCTGGGTGTTCTTGCGTCCACAGATCGAAAGTCGAATAGGCGATGTCGAGTTCCGCTGCCATTTCGGCCTTGCCCATGCCTTCGCGCCCGCATTGGATCACGGTCTCGCACATGGCTGGATCGTATTTGCTCGGGCGTCCTGCTGGCATGATTTCCCACCTTCATCTCGGGCGATGCGGCCCGGTCGCTGGGGCGCAGTTTAG